GTGACCAGCGGGTGCCACCCCGCACCTTGGGAAACCACAATTCACTCGTCTCGCGTTGTTGCTGATCGATCACCGCAGCTTGACCGACGGCTTGGGATTGATTTTTTGCAAGCTCGCAAGCAAAACGCTCATGGCGAGCATTCGCAAGAGGCTTCGATGGATCACTCATAAATCACCCTTCTTAACGCCAAACGTTTCCGCAAGCAGCGAAACAGCCAGTCAAAACCGCCAAATCGCCGCACAAGATCGGAGCCAGCAAGCTTGGCGACGACTCCAATGTTGTTGGCTCTCGGCCCTTGTGTAATGACCCAGCTCCTAACGGTGCCATCGACTGCATACCATCGCAGTGTTCCAAGGTATTGACCGGCTTCGACTTTCTTTGGCTCTGGTTCGCGTGTAGATTCCAACCGCTTTCTTTGCTTTGCAGCGTGAGCAAGCCGAGAAGTTTCTTTTGTCCATGAGCCAAAGGTTTTCGGTCTGGTTTTGCGCCTAAATCTCATGCGGTTTTGATAATGCGTTGTTCCCCTGACTTGCGATGCCAGCGGCCAGCAGTGTTGATTCCGCCCATTCCGGCCTGCTCATGCTGACCCGTATCGCCCAGGCTTGATCCTCTGGAGTGACCCTCCAGTTTCCAGCCGCGTCAATCTCGGCGGCGAGGATGCGAGCCAAGCGGGACTTTGAGCAGGCGATTTTGATGTCGCTCGCATCGGGGGTCATTGTGAACCGGCCAGTTGAATTGGTGTGCATGGGTGGATTATGTCGGCATTGCCGACTATTGCAAGAACTATTTTCGGCATTGCCGATTTTTCTTTTCGGGCTATGCTTTGAGCCATGAGCTTCCAACAGTCCCTTTCCGGCTTCACTGCCGCGCAGATCATCGCCGCTCTCGGCTGTCCTCGTGGCACCGCTTATGATTGGCTGGACGGTCGGCGCGAGCCTCCAGCGTGGCAGCAGGTGCATTGGCTGGCGCTTCTTCAACGATCCAGACCAACGCAGGGGAACAAGACGGTGATCCCAACAAATGCCAGCCGGGCGAGCATTGGGGCGAAGCGGAAGCGTTGAGGCGGCTGTCATTTGTGGGATACCTCTGCGTTCGGCTTCATAAAGGTCATCCAATGCGTTTGCGCACGGTGCCCGGTGTTGTGACCAAAGAGCGGCGGATGCGGAGCCAGTGACAGCACCCGTTCCAACGGGATTTGCACGGAACACCACTTGAAGATCAGCACGCCCTCGGGCTTGAGCACACGAAAGCATTCGCGGAACCCAGCAGCGATTCCATCTTCCCAATCGGGGAACAGCTTTCCGTATGTCATCCCGAGCACGCCAGTAAGCCCGATTTGCGTGAAGTGCGGCGGGTCAAACACTACCAGACGGAACGAATCGTCAGGGAACGGCATGGCGCCGAAGTCACCTTGCACATCTGGCCTGATTTTCAGTGTTCCGCCGTTGGGATATGCGGCGTTTGGCTTTATCACGCAGTCCTCGTTCCGTTTGTCGTAGTAGATTGCGCGAGGGTCTTTCTTGTTCACCCACATCATGCGAGGGCCACAGCATGCGTCCAACACGGGCGGCAAAGAGCCGAACAAGTCAGTGGAGCCAACGCCTACCGCGTCAACGGTCAGCGTGGAATCGGAGTCTTTAGGCGCGGTAGTCATGGCTCACTTGTGGCGTTAGAGGTATTTGATGCTTTCGAGCGTTTCATGGTAGTCGCAGCCGTGATGCTGGCAGTAGTCGAACAGCGTGTTGCGCTGCCGTTGGTTGAGTCGCTTTGCCGCTGTGCGGTTGCCGTAGTCCGAGAGTCGCAGCCATCCGCGGCGGTCGGCTTCTTTCTCCGCGTCCTTTTCTCCGAGATCGAGCACCGCAGAGGCGATGAAGCCGTGCAGCATGTGTTCGTCACACGGCCAGAAGCTGCCTTTCTCGTCTATCCATCCCTCATCCTCGAATCCCAGCGTTTTGAGGTAGGCACGGAAGTCCGCAGGCGAGCACTCGCCGCCAACCTCTAACAAGTCGTCGCAGAGAACCGCCGTGGGCGCGTCTGGTGAAGTCGTGGCGTTCATGGGCGGCGGTCTCTGGACTCGTCGTTCACCCACTCGACAAAGCTCTTTGGCCTGCCGAGTGGGCAACAGTCAGTTGCTAGTTGAGCGGTTTGGCGGTGCCCACCGTTTCACCGGCCACAACATGCGTGTCATGCACGCACCAGTCCGATTCCATGCAGTCGCTTGGACTTGCCACCCAGCCATAGACATTGTTGTCGGGATACACGATGGCCAGTTGATTTTGGTAGCGCAGCGGTTGCCCGCGCTCGATCACTTTAGCCTTCACTGCGGCGGGCAGGCTGGTCATCTTGGGGATGATCTCCGCAGGCACCTCAGAGGGCACCTGCATGAAGATGAAAATACCCTTGCCGTTCCAGCCGTCCCGGCTCACGATCTTGCCTTGCTTCATTGCTTCGACCGCTTGGCCGAATGTCTGATTCGTTGTCATGTGTGTTTGCTTTGGTTATCTACTTCGGCAGTCCATCCCCCGCCGTGGGTGAACCATAGGCTGCTGCCAACGGCTCGAAATTATTTGTCATGGTTGCGGAGGCTTCTCGCTCGCCGTCGGCATAGCCGGAGCGTTCTCCGAAAGCTTCGCGCACACGATGCGAGCGATTCCAGCAGGAGGTGCGAGCTTGATGCCAGCCGCTACGGCAATGGCTTGCAGTGCCTTCCGAATCTCAAGATTTTGCTCGCGTTCGGCTTCTTCTTCTTTCTCAGCGTCCAGACAGCTTTCACAGAGATCAGCTTCGACCTCTTCAGGTGTTTCGCAGTATCCTCCGCAGTTGCGATGGAACTGACATTCGATCCATTTTTTAGGGGGGATCATAGGTAATTCGTCGGAGAACACTGCACGGCAGCGAACCGGCTGTAGCGCATCAGTCAGATTGCGGAGTTCTGCGCAGCCGGTCCGCTGCGCTTGAGTCGTTAGCCGCCGGAAAGCGAGCCGCCACGACTGCGCCGGGTTTGAGCTTCGCGGCCTTCGCCGCCGCCTTGATCGCGGCCACGGTGCCGAGTGGCACGCGCAAGCGCAAAGGCTCGGTGTCGGCCTTTGGCCTCCCGGCCTTGTGGCCGGGATGGTTTGTCTGTCCTTTGGGGCGGGCCATGTTATTCGGCTTGGCTGGCTGCTGTGGCCTCCTCCAAGGTCTCATAGGTGATGTTATCCACGGTGTAGAGCAGGTTGACCCAGTCGGTGATGGTTGCGCTGAGGCTTTGACCCCAGCCGTGGTTGTCGTTGATGGCGATCTTGGCAGAGCAATCATTGGCCTCATGGCTGAGGGTGTTGAGCGGCGATGTGTCGCCGCAGAAGTCGCCCTGATGCAGCTCGGTGGCGAGCTGGTCGGCGGTGAAGTAGCCGAGTTCGAGTGCGAGGCGTTCGGTGCGGTTCATGGTGTGTTTTGGTTCGTTGTTGACTGACTACCCGGACAGTCTAACACGGTTAATTTACATGCACAACAATTATCTTCTTTATTTTGCCTTTATCGCTGCAAAGTCCATTCTGCGGGGCGCGGGGCTCGGAGGCTAACAACCTGCCGGAGCTAACCGCCGCCAGCGCCTTGGGTTGATGCGGAGCCACTTGGCGGCGGTAGCTCAGCAGAAGCGTTCAGGCTGCTCATTTCGTCTTCTGGCCTGCGGCGGCGTTCAAGACCGCGCGTGCCCAGTCGTTCCACTTTTGGCCAGCAGCGGCTTTGCGCCATGCCTTCCGTTCGGTTTCTGTGCCTCGGACATTGACGGGGAACGCTACGCGCTCCCCGTCGTCTTTCTTAGCAAATTGATTTCCTTCAGGCGCGGGCATCACTTGATTCCTTCCGGTGCGACCTGCCCAACCTTGATACCCAGACCTCTTGCGACAGAGGCCACCATTTCAGCCACGTTCCCAGTGATCCATTTGATTTGGCCCCGCCGCCCGAAATGGACACAAGCAAACGCCACACTGGCGTGGTGCTCGACGTGGATGCGGCGACCCGGCATGTAGGAAACGGTTCCTGCTTTGTATCCCTTACCTTGCAGTTCCAGCTTTAGCTTTTCGATATTGTCCCAGGACTGATTCATATTTTGTGATCGAGGTTTGTCCGCCTCGGCGGGTTTGTTTGTTTATTGACTGACAAGGCTCATTAAAGCAGAGATTGAAGATATTGCAACTAAATACTTCAAATGATTTTTGGTAGCCCTCGCGCTGTTGCGTTTTCGGCAGCTTAGACCAGCAGCCTGAACCATGAGATGCAGCACAACCTCGCTTAGGCTCGGTTGCTGATCTCAAGCGTTCGGCCTATTGTTCACACCCACCGAGTAGCCGGTCATCCATGCTTCCCGCAGCGTGCGTGAGTGGTCGGTGTCTTCGCAGCACTCGACTGGCGGGATAGTAGTTCCGTGCTCACCGTCATACACGCCCACATCGAATGCGGCGTGTTCTTCTTGGGTGTGCCCACAGTCGGGCGGGCATCCACCAATCTCCGGCACATGCGAAGGCCGAACAAAACGGATGCAGGCAACGGAAGGGGGTTCTTTTGGAGTATCCATGCTATTTCGAGTTTGATTGTTTCTCGGCTTCGTCGGAGCGTCTCGCCGCCCCTTCCGTCGCCTGATCCGAGGCGTTCTCCGCCTTCCGAGATTTACGCTTGGCGGACTTCATCGCGGCAAGGGCTGCCGCCTGGATCGTGGGATGTGGGACATTCACGCCTTGCTCCCACTTGCGGAGTGTGGACGCTGGGCGACCCATGGCAAGAGCCGCCTGACTCTGAGAGAGTCCAGCCGCGTTGCGGGCGGCTTGGAGTTTTTTAGCGAACATGCAGGTTTGAGATTTGGACGCCACCGCAGCCTTCGTTGGCAGACTCATGCCACGCTATTATTGCGCTTGCACGCCGACCGTCGCGAGTCGTGTAGCTTCCTCCGCTCCACTCCATAGATGTCTTCAATTTTCCGCCCAGCCATTTACGAGCTTTAGCTTTTGCCTGCTCCAAGCTGGAGACAATTTCTTTACGGCAATTGTGTGATCCGTGACCATCTGCTGCGTATTCTTCGACAAGGTATTCTTTCATGATGTTTGGTGTGTTTAGGTTGCTGACTACCCTTCTAGGGTATATCCGACTCGGATATAGTCAATGGGAGATTTGAAATATTTTCACTTTTCTTTGGAGGCCTGGAAAAATCAAGATTCCAGCGTCAGCCAACACGTCGGAGAACAAACCCACTGGAGCTAACCGCCGAAGCGGGTTGAAGATGATTACAAAGTCCTGGGCGGCGGTAGCTCACTGGGGGTGTTCGACCCGCTCGGCATAGCGTCTCGGCCTGCCGAGCGGGGAACATGCGTGGTCATGCAGCTTCGTAGGTCATCTCAAAGATTTCGGGCTTGCATGGGTATTTCTCGCCCTTCACGCCCGTGATAATCCAGTCGCCAGGGTCGGCGCGATGGTTCCCTTCGAGGGTGGGGATCACGAGATGCGGGCCTTTGTCATCACTGACGATAGGAAACTCCATGAACATGGATTCCGGCGTCAGGTTTTGCGGAGTTGTGAACTGCTCCGCTTCGATCACTACTGGTTTCTTTCGGTATTGTGCCATTGTGGTATTTTGGTTGTCGTTTACGGAATCCCTCCGCTCGGGGTCGAACAAACCTCATGCAGCCAACGGGCGGCAAAGGTCTGTCCGAAAATCATGTCTCTCGCGCCCGTGTCTGATCCTGAGCGTTCGCCTGACTGACTAGCGCGATAATGCGTGCCGCAGTCCACTGGTCTGACAACGTATCTGCGCGCTCTGAAGCGGCCTCTTCGCCTTTGTAATTTGGCAGGTTGATGCGCTCCACAACGACGGGATCACTGTCATCATCAATACATTCAATTACCTCTCCACATTTTTTTTCGAGGCTTCGCCGCCCGATGAAGCGTGGCGAATCTTGGCGAGCTTTCACCAGTTTAGCGCAAGCTGCCAACAACGCAGGCGAGCAATGCGTTGCACGGTCAACTGCCGGGGGACTGCGTGTTTTCGATGTCGATTTTTTAGCCATAGAGTCAGTGTGTTTGCAGTTGTTGCTCGCCCCCGGCAGTGCCGTGAGCTTGGACGTTCGGCTCATCGATCGGAGGCGGCACGAGCCACACGGAATCGCACCGCAAGCAATGGGGAGAGTGAGCGCGTCCGACGCTTCCAAGCCACTTCATTGGAGTTGCGCGGCCTTCGTGTGGCTGGCACTCGGGACGAGGACAGCATCCCGTTTTCTGAATGTGCACCTCTTGTTCCTTCGTCATCACTGCTTTCGACAGGTCAAAGAAGCCGAACAAGGGCGATGGATAGGAGCCGCCCTGGGCGGCTGTGTCGGAGATGCTCATTTTGATTTGGTAGGTTGATCTGCTTGCGAAGTGCCGCTGCCGGAGCGGTCCATCATCTCATCGTTCGCCGTAAGCGTGTCAGTCCCCCAACGGTAGGAGCAACAACGGCAGATTGCGCAGCACAAGCGCGGGAGGGATTTACTGTGAGGTGTTACTTTATCAACCTCCAATCAAGTCGTTAATGAGTTCTTTCTGTCCTCTAATCATCATTTCAAGCTCTTCGATCCTCACCTGCGCCGCCTTCATGGCCACGCGCTTCATTTCCTCATGTTCTGTTACGGTGACGACTGGCGGAGGCGGGAGGGTAAGGGCTTCGCGAGCAACTTCTCGGCACTCGGCTCTCCCTGCCTCAAATCCTTGTGGATAGTCACCGCCACCAATCCCGACCGGACTATTTGCGATTGATTCCAAAACATGCCTCAACCTAGCTGCATTCGCGTGAGCTTCGGTGAGCTTAACCGCCATAGCGTTGCAAGCTCCACAGCTCACAGTTCTGCCGGAGAGCGCCCGCTTGAGTTCGTCTCGCTCGGCTTGAAGCTTGGCAAAGCGTTCAGCGAAGAGGTCGCGAATGGCGTCGTAACCATTGCCAAAATCCTTTGACCAATAGGCGTCGATTATCTCAGATCGAGTTGGCAATCCTTCCGCAACCTGAGCAAGATGAGCGGAGATTGCGGCTTTGGCTGCGCGTTCCCAGTTCGGTGCATCAGCCACGACTTGGTGGAATGTTCTTTTAGATATTGCTCCAGATGACAAGAAGTCTTGTCTCGCCGCTTCTGCTGGTGTTGGATTACTCATACATTCCCTCCCAAGCGTTGATGATTTCAGTGACATAATCAGTAAGCGTGGCATCCCACTCACTGCAACAGCCCGAGTTTAAATGCCCGTCGATTGCTGCAATGGTCGATTTCAAAGCAGCCACAAAAGGGTTGGCGACATAGACGGGATTTTGGAGCGCTCCAGCAGGATGCGCGCCGCAAACTTTTGCCCCGCAACCATGACAACGCTCATCATCTTCGCAGTAACAAACGATGCAGCCACAAGGTTGCAAGCGAGCTAAATAACGTGGCTTTGATTCTTCTATTCCAAACAGCTCTTGGCACCTCTCTTTGATCTTGGTTAGCTTGGTATTCATGGCTTTGGTGTTGGTGTTACTTATAATTTGGGGTTATTATAGCTCCCTCGCCTCCTCCAAATGCCACCAGCAATGAGGCCGCGTTTTCAGCATCATCGAAGCTTGCGAACGTTTCGACGTAACTGCCTTGAGATACTGTGTAGCTAATCGGCTTGGCTCGAAAACGAGTGATTATTTGGATGAGCAGAGGGTATAGTATCAGGCCTGAGAGAAAGGCGATGGCGTGAGTGATGATGTTCATTTTGATGGTGTCAGGAGTTGGAGGGCTTCTATTGCCAGTAAATCTGCGCGTCGGCACACGCCAATATCATCAGAGAACAGCGCCTCTCTTAGAGTTTTTAAAGCCTCTCTCGCCGCCTCAATGGCCTTCGCCGGGTCTTCTATGCCAGCGCAGGCATTGACGCATTGGACGGCTCGATTTGCGTCATCGAGAAAATTGAAACTGGCAAACAACCCGCCGTCTGAATCAACTAGATCGAACGCAAACTCATTGACTACATGCCAAGGTTCATTCGTGTGACTCACGCCTCCAACTCCTTCTCGCAGCGCTTCCACACGCCGGGTTTTGATGGGCGATGGATTAAACTCCGCTGAACGGATTTCATTGTCATTGACTTCCCATTCAACAGGCTTTCCGGCTTCTTTGGCCCTCGCGATTTTGAGGGCGATTTTGAGTTGTTCGATTGTGTTCATACGTGGATTGTCGGTTAGCTGTTACCCGTGAGTGGGACGCGAGATTATGGCGGCATTGCAGGCTTGCGGGCTGATGAGAATCACATCATTCAAGACCTTCCCGCCGTGACGGCAGAAATGGCCTGCTCTAATGCGTATTGATCCATCGCTTTGAAGGCGCACGGTAAAAAGCGTCTTCCCGTCTTCCGCGATAATGTCTAAGCTTTCGCTAAGCATCGTGTGCTCTGTGTCGTCGCCAGCAAGTGTGGCGTGGCTGTCTCTGATTTTCATACGTGGATTTGGTTGTGAGGTGTTGTTAAATGCCGATCCATTCGACGGTTCGAGCGAGTCGGTTGTAGAGTGGGGCGGGGAATTGAGCCCTCATCTCCACATCATCTTTGTTGGTCGTGATGATGTTTGGCCGCTCTTCTCGCTCCCGACAGTCTAGCAGCTCGTAAAGACTGGCGATGGTAGATAGCGTGTCGCACTCCATGCCCAAGTCGTCGATAAGCAGGATTTCAGCGCTACGGCAGCGGGAGATTAGCGCCGACCTCTCGGCTATGCTCATCTCATAACCACCTTTGAGAGCTATAACGAGAGACGGTAGGTAGCAAAGCGCCACATCGCACCCCTCAAAAAACAGTCTTTTCGCCAGTTCATGTGCCAAAAAACTTTTGCCCGCCTCGCTGTGTCCACACAAAGCTAGGCCGCGCCCCCCGACTCCAGGCCTCCACGCGAGCACGGAAACGGCCATTGCTTGAGCTTTTGGAGGTAGTTGAGTATGGTCATAGCGGAGATACCTTTTCGGGCAAATTTTGGCCCATTCTGTCGCTTTGTGGTCAATCGCCGGTTTTGGGGCGTTGGTTGACTTGGCAACGTTCAGCTCGGGATGCTTGGCATTCCGGCACGTATCCGAGCAGAAAACCGCTGTGACGCCACCAATCGCCGGGGAGATGAAGCTGCCCCCACAGCCTCGACAGGTCACAGTGCGGAATTCGATTTGAGCGGCTAACGCTAGGCGCTGAATTGGCTTTCCTCGCTGGCCTTGGCCTGCTGAGAAGCGGATGGCTTGTGTTTGGAGCGGGTTCATTTCGCTGGATTGGATTTTGTGTTGGCTGCAAAAGTGGCCTCCGCGATGCGCGGCTTGATGGCTGACAGCCAGGAATCAACAAGCATGAGCTGCGCAACGAGGTTAAGCCTCTCCGCTTCGAGCTTGGCGTAAGTGCGGAAGGGAAGGGTTTCGATTAGCTGCGCTTTGATCGCTTGGAGTTGCGAGCTTAGATGCTGCTTGGATTGGATCAGCGCAGCCTTCTCATTGCGCAGGGCTGTGATTTCGTCGGTGTTCATGGATTTTTTCTCTGTCCTGGCAAGGTTAGCGGTTTGGTTGGGTCTTTGGCCGGTGGCTTTCCGTAGCCGTTGGGGCGTGGCGCTTGGCGAGTGGCTTGCTCATTGCGTATTCGCTGCTGCTCTTTGGCCCATGGGGTGAAGAAGTTTTGCAACAGCCTTGTCGAGATTGGCAATGGCGACCTGTTCCAAATCCAGCCCTCAATGCAGCGGGTCGAATGCCACTTGTCGGCGATCTCCGGCGCAACTTGGATTGCCTCTGCCCACTGGCGGACGGTTTCAACGCTCGGGTATTCGGTTGGATCGGGGTAGTAGCCAGGATCATACCCGCCTTCATCCTGCGCCCGCCCGCCCGCGTTTTCTTTTTTTTCTAATGAGTCTGAGACTGAGACTGAGACTGAGAGTTCGTTCGGTTCGTTGCGCTTCGGTTCGTTCGGTTCGTTGCGAACCGGTTCGTTGCTCGGTTCGTTGCTCGGTTCGTTGCTCGGTTCGTTAATATCTAACGAACCGGTTCGTTGACGACGCGCCGCCATTTGCTTACCCCATTCGCTATTACCGCTTCGTTTTGAGCCGGAAGCAGCGCCGCCCTTCTTGGCTAAATCACGAAACTCCTCAAGGCCGTTGCGCAGGGCTTCCAGGCGCTCATTTACCAGAGCGCCTTCGCAATCGACAAACTTTTTCAGCACGCGCTTTTGCAGCTTCTCGGCAGAAATGCCGGAAATTTGGGCCAGGTCATCTAGATCGTTGGGGCATGATCCTTGCTGCCACTGGTAGCACAGCAGGCGCATATACGCGCCAACTTCTTCGGCGCTCATCAAGAGTGTTCCGCTCAAAAAATCGGCTGGGTAGAACTGGAACGAAGGCGAAGTTTTCAAAACGGTATATCATCCTCCGGCAAATCCGTGTTTATCTCTTGCTTGTAGTCCTCCACCCATCCCGCCTGCTTTGGCGCTGGGCTCTGGCCGTAGCCATGGCGGATGCCTCCGGCGCTTTGCTGTTGAGACTGCGGCCTTGCATAGGATTGCGGCCTTGCGTAGGATTGCGGCCTTTGCGGCGCTTGCTGCTCCTTTGGCTTTGCGGACAGGCCGAAAAACCTCTCGCCATTCGCGGCATTCACCTTCACCCAGGCCGAAAGCCAAAACTCCCGGCCTTCGATGTTGATGCTTCCGGTATATTCCGGGTGCGTTTCCTTTTCGCGCCTCTTGTTGCGCCCCAGGGTGCCTTTATTGGTGTTGTCGTAGCTCATTTTTGAACTTTCTTGATGAAGATTGCAAACATTCCGTCCGGTCTTTCGTGGGGCGTGCATTTGTTGCCAAGGCAAAGCGAGTGCGGACTGTCCCGAAATGCGCAATCATTGCAGCCAATGACATTGACGGCCTTGTATCCGTTTGGTGCTAAGGACTCATCAAACGGGATTGGTTCTGGCTCTTGTTTTGGATTGCTCATCAAAGTGTTTCTCCATTTTCGTTTTCCAACTCCGCAAAGATCGCAGACAGTGGCCACTGAATGGCAGTAGCCACCCTGCGGAGATTGGCCAGCGTTGGGTTTGGGTTTAGGCTCGTCTCAATGCGCGAAAGCAGACCGTCGGAGACGCCGGATTTTTTGGCTACATCGCGAAGGCTAAGCCCTAGCCGCTCCCGGCTCGCTTGGAGGATGCCGCCAATGGTCTTTAGGTTAGGCTCGCGCTTGCAGCGTGTCGCCTTCTTTAGCCTTGCAATCTCGGCTTTGGCTTCTGCTAGTTGTTCGCGAAGTGATTTCGGATTCACGGCTCAACCTCCCAAAGCACAATTTCAACTCGCGGCCTATTGGCGTCCTTCTTGATCTCACAGCCTGTCGGCCACATTCCGCAGTCATCGTCAACGAGTCCGGCGTCTGCGATGCCGTCACGGTAGGACTTTAGCGAAGCCATGAGGTTGTCGTTGTCTCGCTTGGCTGCTGTCTTGCAGTAGAAGGCCACGCTGTATTGAGCCTTTTGCCAACGCGGAGGCTTGATGCCAGCCTTTTGAAAGGCCTTCTCCATCGTCGCTTTAGCTGTCAGTCTTGCGGCCTTCACGGCTCTGGATTTGACGGCCCAGTGGATGCGAGCGTTTGGCGACAACGCCTTTGATGGCATTGGCAAATCTAGGCGAAACATCATTTTTGGAATGGTGTTCATGGTATCAGCCTTACCCCGCTTTCTACAATGCATGCACTGCCTTCAAAAGAGGTTATCTTGTATCCCAATCCTTCGAGCACGAGTCTCTTTTGTGGTGTGATTCTTTGGCGCTCGATTCTGCGCATAGAGTCAGCGCCTCCGAATTCGACGCGAAGCAACGGTACTCTCAAAGCCGCTATTCTTGTTCTCACAAGATGCCACCAATCGCTTGCCGCTCTTGTTGGCACAAGCCTTAACGTATCTACGTAGATTCTGACCTTGTCTCTTAGCGCCTTGTCTCGCTTGGTGTCAGTATCCAGCGGCCCAGCTTCTAGCCACTCGGCCAGCTCTCCGCAGGTTTTGTTTTTTAACTCAAAGCTCATGCTGTTTTGCCTCCTGTAATTGCTTCGCGGTTTCCTTTTTCTCGGTTGCTCCTTCGAGAATCTTATCAATCTCAGCCTCAAGAGCCTTGCCCTTTAGCCCGGTTGCTTCTTTGACCAGCGTTGCCAGCGCCGACTTTGTAAGGCTGCACGCTTTCGCGAATGACTCGCCAGTAACGCCTAGGGCTTCGAGTCGCGGCCAAACAATCCCAAGGTCTGTAATCGACTCGCGAACAACACCTGGCTTGAGTGTGTAAAACACCTGAAACTCAGCATCATTGTCAGCCCTGGTTTTTGCTGCCCCTTCGATGGCGTCCGCATACCATGACACAAGCTTCAAACCTCGCACAAGCGCCGCCAAAGAATCCGCTGGTAATTCCATGGCTCGCGCAAAAAGCGCTTTCCGCGCCGTCTTCTCATCGGCTGGTAACGCTGGCGTCGCCATTCGAGTTACAGGCTCTAGCGCCACCTCTCGCAGAGCTTTGCAAGTGGCTTTAGCAGGGCACCAGTGGCACCAGTCACCAGGATGCAAATCATCTGGAGTAGCCTTGAATGCCTTTAGCAGCACATCACCAAGCCAGTCGTGCGCTTGCTCCAATGCTTCGGCGTCAAAGTCCGCAACGGTTGGTTTTCCGGCCCATGGCTGCACAATGGCAACGCGAACATGCTTGAGCCTATATCGCCGTGCTACAAGGCTGGCCAGAGTGCGAAGCTGGGCATTACCGGCAGCGTGCTCGTATTCGCCTCGCCCTGTTTTGTGGTCGATAATCAGAGCGCCGTGGCCGGAAATGTGAATCGAATCAGCTTGGCCGGTGCAAACTAGCTTCGCTGTTGTTTCATCGGTGACTTCTACAACGCCACCCAACACGGTAAGACCTAATCGCTGTTCGTGGTATCGAGCGTCTGCGGATTCCTCATGCCCTCCCAGCCAGTCTATGACGAGACTTTGTGCTTGTTGTTGGCACATTTCGGCAGTCGCCAACTCGTCTGAGTCGAGGCTGGAAAAATCGCCACTCTCCAACGCCTTATGAATCCGCGTTCCCTTCACAGAGTCCGCGTTGTCAGGCGATGGCGGGCACAGCGTGGAGGCTAGCCAAGAGCCGGTGCAATGCTGTATCCTGTCCATTGCGGAGGCACTTGGAACGCCGCGCCTTGGGTCTATGGCGCTACTCATGGCGCTCCTTTCTTGCTGCGAGCATGGCGTCTGCTGCTGCATACGCATTTATTCCGTCCTGCTCCCAAAATTGCGATCCTCCGTTAGCAAGCAGGCCAGCCAAAGCCTGCCCCGCGAACCAGTCACGAAGGCTCATGCCTGGAGCTTCGAGAATTGATCCACCATGGTTAATGTGCGGAAACGCTGGCCCGCCGTCGTCAATTGGAGCGCTCATTATTCTTCCACCTCCCACACTGGCATTTCAAAAATGATTTCGTTTTTGGCAACACTCACAAAAGTGAGGTCTGTCATGCCAATGAGGTTGTCGGTCCATGCTTCGAGAACGTCGCCATTGTTGCTGAACTCCACGCTTCCACGACAGCGCGGAAGCTGGTGAAACTTTTTGCTACCTGGGCCAGACTCCAACGCCAAGCGACAGAGTTGGGTGCCTTTGTCGTTCTTGCCAAAATACATCCTCACGGGATCGTCATCTGACAGCCCTGCTTTCTTGACTATGTCCTGGCGTATGGAGAAGCCGAGGCGAACGCCTTGATTCTTGGACTGAGGGCGAATGGTGAAACGGATTTCCGCGCCTTGTGGTGAGCGGCTATCGGGAACGAGTGGTTTCCAGATCATTACTGTTGCCCTCCTTTCACGTCAGCCACAACGGCGTCCCAATTGTGTAGCAGATTGCGCAGGTCTGCGGGATCAACCTGTTCAATGTCGCATACCGCGACGATTGCCCCATTTCTAAAAGCACTCTCTGCAACCTGCGGCCAAGTTATGTCGTTTCTATGGCAAGCCTCAAGGATTTGCACGGTTAGGCTTGGCGCTGGCGTTGCGTCCATTACCAAGTCGTCTTTCTTGGGTTGGCGGGTAGGGGAGGTGTTGCTAGGAATTCGAGCCGGGTTGATTTGCTCTGGCTCTGGTTCCATGTCCACAATGACACCGTTGCTAACGGCGCTCACGCGGCCCATCTCTGCATTGTCTGCAACTGTAATAGCGTCTTGAAGCTCAATGCTTCGCGGCATGTATTTCAGCACTTGGAGAAGCACGACTTTGCGTGCATACATTTCAGGATGCTGGTAGCTGTAATGACTTCCACCAACCTTGTTGAACTTGTCGCGATGCTTCCAAATTCTCTCAATTGGCCAAGCTTCAACAACCGGCTGCTCACTGCCGTTCACTTTCCCGCAGGCATACACCCAAGTAAGCCTCTCGGGATCGCCATAATTTGGCCCAGGGCGATGCACGAGGCGAGGGGCGGAACCGAGAGCAAAATCAAACTCATCTCCCTCAAAAACGCTACCCGTCCAAGCTGTTGCACGTCCAGAGTTGTTAAGCAATCCAACAAGCCCTTGCCAGCCAGGGACAAAAGTGCAGGTTTTGCCGTATGGAATAAGGTAGCCTTGCCCCCCTATCCCTGGCTCTAGCCCCAACTGTGAGGCGACAATGACGCTGCCGAGAATTGAAACAGGCGTGCATTTTTGCAGAGCTGGAGTTGTGCTAAAGCACGTCACCGCAAGCCGCAACATGCGATCAGGATTGAGGTGCTTTGGCAATGCCATTTCGACGTTGCCGCGAGACTTCTGCAAGAAGTCCATGAGTGCTTTTGGGCTGGTTTGTGTAAGCGGCATTGCGCTTCTGTTTTGTGGATTTTGCATGGTGTCGGATTGTTTGGATGATTGGCGCTAGAGCAAGGAGTCAAACCTTGATTGCCCTCAATGGAATCGAACCATCATGCCCGTCGGCACAGCCACCATGGCCTCTCTAGCTTTTGGATTGAAATTGGTGAAGCAGGCCGGAATTGCACCGGCTACCATTTCCTCTCTCATTTAAAGGAGACTCGAATTAGTGTTCCCGTTGCAACGGACTTCTAACGCTATGGACTTGATGATAAAAGCGTGTCACTGTCCACGCCGCTGCTTCAAATTGTTATGCCGTGCGCTTGCGCTGCTGAATGTCATTGCAAGCCTTGATGAGCTTGTCGTTACCCTTGTGACGCTCTTCAAATGTCTGATGCGCTGGGTGATTGCCTGTTACTCTCCAAGAGCTGTTGCTGCGTTTTGATTTCATTTTTGATGGGGCTACGATTTGGATTAAATTCGCCCCGCCCGCTGCTCCTTGGTCTGCATTAGCCGTGTAGAGTGCAAAACGCGGTGTTGGCCGTTGTGGGGCGCGGGGCTAGGGTTATGCGGCCCGTCCGCTCGTGCGCTTCCCCACACGATGAGTTTGCAGGACTTCCAATCTAATGAGTCGCGTTCTCATTGGCGTTGGGTTGCTGCGAAATTGTAGGCCAGCGCTGGCCAGTGTCCCAGGTGTAAACCCTTCCGTTTCCGTGCGTATATCGGATGCTTGGCGTGTCCGGCATGGATGCTTCATGGTTCACGGCTCGCTTGCGGCGCTTGTTCCTGCGAAGGAATCGCAAGCTAAGCACAAGCCATTCCACGGCGATGAATAACAGCAGTGCTGCCACGATCCAAAGCACGGCAGTTACTACCAGCGGCCATGTTGAGATTGAAGTTTTCATTGCGAATTGATCTAGTCGTTATTGGTTTGAGTCCTCATCACCAGCCTTCATTGCTGGCGTTCCGAAATACTTCTTGCGAATGTAGCGGTTTACTTCCGCCACTGGAGCCCAGCAGCCACGCACACCGCGCCGCTTGGATAGCTTGATGAGTCCAAGTTTTGCGTCGTTGCTGATGGTCTTTTCCGACCTCCCAACGTGGCGAGCAATCGCGGCGATGGGAACGATGGTTTCGCGCTCGACTTGTGCGCTCATGCCTCTGGTCCTTTCTGCACAAGTTCGCGAAGGCATTTCAGCATCTCGCGTTGGTTCTCCAGCGCCTCAATGTTTCTCGCGTTGTTGTCCACGGTTTCCTTGGTTGGCGTCCTTATCCACTGCACAAGCAGCACCAAGGCAAAGCAGAAGCCAAGGCCGAAGCAGAAGCCCAAAGCGCAATAGTGAAGATAGTCGCTCATGCTCTTGCTCCTTTCTTGGATGTGCCTCGCTTCTTCGAGCCCCAAGCTGTATGAATAAGGCTTTCAAGCTCACCGGAGAATGAGCGTCGGTTTTTGGACGCCCTGGCCCTGCCAATGGCTAGCAGCGTGCTGTCAATGCGGATTGTTGTTCGTGTCTTCATGTCTGGTTAGAGGTGTCGTATTATGTCGTAATACGGCACACTGTCAAAAGGGAATTTGAATAAATTGTATGACGCCGTATTATGGCTACATGGCCAAGCCCAAAACCACGGTTGACCATTACTTATCGGTATGACACGAGCCGAGAAATCGAAACTCGAAGCCAAGCGGCGGCGTCACCGCGCTCAGTGGCACAAGCGCAAGCTGCGCGATGGGTTCGCCGCCTACATCAAGAATAAGCAACGCAAGAAAGCTGTATGGCAGAAGAAGAACGCCAAAAAGCACACTCAGCACGTCGCAGAGTATTATGAGCGATGGGGCATCAGCGGAAGGGAGGCCAGAGCTGTTGGAAAAGACGTGGCGGTTATCATCAAGCCCACTCCCAAGAGCACTCAACCAAGAAAGGCGCACGCAGCCCGAATGCAAGCTGCGCCCCTGGCGCTAGGTCGATCACAGCGCCGTTTTTGACGTTCTTGGCCCATGGCATTCTGTCGCCTACAATGCAGCGCTTGGTTGCGCCGTTGATCGTGACAAAAACCGGCTTGTGCTTGGCTGCTGCCACGGTTCCCCAGCGTTCAATCATTGCATCTGGCGTTACCGCAACGTAAGGCGTTGTTACAAGGGAAACGTCGTCACCAAAGCACCCTATGCCATTGTCTCCGTATCGAAAAGCCTGCTTGTCAGTTAGCCCGCGAGCTTTCGCTTTTCTGAAAGCGATAATGTCGGCGGGATCGGCGAACGATGAGGCGAGGCCTTTCATTTCGCCGACTCCCTCGCAATAAGCCCAGCCTGCTCGCTGGTCGTTTTGCCATCCTTAGCCATCACCAAACCCACCCCTGCCATGAATTGAACCGAGATTTTGTTGATGGCTTCGGCGTCGATCTCGCCGTTGTCAGAGTATGCAGCCAGCAGGCGCAGGCCTTCCGCGAGTGAGGCTGCGATGATGCCAACACCGAGAATCGTGGTGCGATAGCTCACGAGGTAGGGGCGCAGCTTGGAATTCAGCAACGGTTCGATGAACTTTAGGAGGATGGCTTTCATGGTGTAGTCTGGTGCGGTTCGGGTTCTGTTGCGGCTTGCAAGAGGGCCGGTTTTGAGTGGATGGCTCATGCGGGCAATGCTCTGAGCGGTTGATGATCGGAAAGCCGCGCTCTCCATGGGCAAGATTGAGATGGGCAAGAATCAATCTTTGCTACTGCTGCCTGTCCTGGCGCCATGGCCTCGCGAAGCTCTCGGTTTTCTTCTTCCAATGCCTCTACCCTGGCGACAACTGCGGCATGGTCTGCCGCAAGCTTTTTCCAGAGAACTAAGATGGTGCCACCCAAGGCAACGAAAGCCGTGGAAAAGGCAGAGGCAATGATTGTGTCGTCGATAGTCATAACTCAGGGAATAGCTTTCTTGATTGCGTCTCCGGCGATTGGCGCGGCCTTTGTAGCGATGCCCTTCCATAGCATCAGCGAGCCAGCGCGTGTTGAGTCCTCATCACCAAAATCCTCGATAACTGTCCCGTCTGTCTTGGTGATTCGTGACGTGTGGTTATTGCGACGCACGAAGGCAGAGTTGATTGCATCGACTTCGGTAACTTGCCCGCTTGGTGACGTTCGCTTGATGTGAACCACGCTGTTGCACGCTGGTAACATGGCTAGGAGTAGGAGTGAAATGGTGGATTTCATGGAGGTTAGGCAAGAACAGAGTTGACCGCAGCTTTCCAAATTGGCGCTAGGATCGCGTGACCCGCTGCCGTTGGGTGAATCTTATCAGTCGAGTAGTAGGTTGCATTATCAGCAACGGCATCAGTCCCCATCGTGCCATCTGCCGCCACATCTGCGATTGCGTCAACGTGGACTCCAACCCACGTCCTGATGATTGCATTAACGGTTGCTCTGCGCGTGTTGAACGTTGGGCTAAGACCTTCGCCAAACGCATCCTTTCGGCTTAAAATTGTGCCGATGACAACCTTCCAGCCAGCGGCACGCCTTGCATCGCAGTAGTCAGCAAGAGAACCTGCCCAGGTTGCATCAATGCTATCATTTGCCCCTATGTCCACCGTGAGCACAAAGCGCGATCCAGTGACGCCCTTTGGTATCATTGCATCAAGAGCTGATGCTCTGGCCGACATTGTGGCCAAGCTCGATCCTGGCCCGCCGTATTGGCTAGAGACTGCAACTGGAGTATAGCCAGCCGTGGCATTGACCTTCGGATAACTGTATGAGCTTGTTGTAAACGAATGTCCCTCGCTCTTAACGTGATGAAGCCACTTGGTTGCAGAGATGCCAGAAAGAGCCGCAACTCTGCGCATTTCATCACCAGCAGCCCTGATCTCCGCAGGCGTCAAAACACGCCCCTGGAAAAATGCCGCCGCCGCTATTTCATAGCCGAGCTTTCTGGCTGCGCTGTAACCACCAAAGGACAGGTGGCGCACGTTGTAAGAGACGGCTCCAATCTGTGTCCTGTCGCTCCATAGCTGAACGTCATCCCACCAGATGCCAGCAGGCTGATTAACTCCAGTGGCTTGCGGGCCGTCGTTATGCGTGGCGATGACGTGCCACCCCTTGCCGTAAGGAGTTACATAGTTTGCCCAGGCGTCTAAAGAAGTGGTGCCACCGACTTGAATATGAGGCATCCCGGCCCCCTGTGATGCTGCGGAAAAATCGCGCAAAAATTGAATGTCTGTCCGTGTTTTTACCGATCCAATGAACTCCTCGGATACGTCAGCCGTTCCGGTAAGTGTGCGTCTTGCCAAAACAAGGAACGTTCCCTTTGCCCAGCTTCCAAACCCTGGCCAAGCGGCTATGCCATATTGACCGTTGGCGCTTTGCAGAGAGAGAATCCCGCCGCTTGCGCTTGGCAGCGTGGTGTTGTTGCGATCCCCCAAAATCATGTGGCCCGCTGGCTCCAAATCTGTTCCAGCCGTAGCTCCGCGCCATGCTTTGAAATCTACAATGGACACGTCGAGGGCGTTTGTTCCATCCGCTGTGATGCGTGGGTTTGGGTTTGCGACAGTAGTAGCCGCGCTAGTAGCCGTGAACCGCTGCCATTCTGTCGTAACCGTCACCGTTTGAAACCATGTTCCACCAGCAGGGCTAATCTTGGCGACTTGGTTGAGTCCAGTGTTAGACCTCAACCATACTGATACAGTGATGTATTCAGCCGAAGTTGAATGCCTCAGAAAGTCCTTTTGGAGCACGCCAGCAGCGCTATTTGCCGCAGGAATGTAAAGCCGCGACGCCCTAAGTTTCCCCGAATCCCAAGCGTGGGGGCCATCGGCGTAATCATCTTGAACCACCACCTGCGGCGAAGGCGTTGCCGTCCATTGCAAATCTGTTGTTACCTTGTATTCAAAAACGCTGTGCGAGATCGGGACAATCTGATTTTCAACGCCAATCGTAGTGTTTCGATTTGGGATGTGACGAATGGGGGAAGTTGAATAGTCGGAAGCCACCCAATAGCCCGTGGCTTGCGCCAAGGTCTTTGCCCCAAGGTTGTCACCACGGCGCTTGTTGAAAATACTGAGGCCAAGGCTTTTCAGCATAACGTTAGTCCAGCCAGCCGAAGCCGTTACCTGTTGCCAGGGTTATCGAGGTGAAGGGGATCGGGTAGTAATACCCAGCCAGAAAGGTTGTAGTGAGGCAGTAGGTTGAATCTCCGCTGTATGCCCTTCCGCCTCGCATTGTCGGGAAGGTGATAGCCGAAATGGTCATATCAACCTGCGGGGTGAATCCTTGGCACGCAGCAGCGATAGCAGATGTTCCGGTTAGGCCTATATGACCGGTGTTTGCATGGGGATCATTCATGCCACGGAAAGCGCAAACCGAAGGCGTGGAAGTCAAAGCGTTTTACTAACAACTCGCAGCTAGCACAAGCCCCTTTTGCTCTCTCTTCTTTGCCTCCCTGGCGAATGCCGCATTCCGCTTCGCTGGAGTGCTGGCTAGGCCACCCTTGCGCCCGCATTGGCGAAAGTAGTCCATGGGATCGCTCGCCCTCAATGCCTGCGCAGCGACGTGCTTACACCGAGCACATTGCTTGGTTGAGTCCTCATCACTTTTTGGGACAAGTTGCCAGCTTTCAAACCTCATCTTTTTTGCCGTTTTACATGCTGCTTCGTCGTTGACGATGAAGTGGTGGGATTCGTGACTTGTGGTTCTACACCAGACTCCTTGTTGTGACATAGCTGTGGATTGAAGGTTGCTCAATTTTGTGGAGCAACTTTCAAAAGAGCAAGAGCGGGTTATGGTCTATCAATTCTCCCCGTTTAGCAGGTTGTTTAGAGCTAGGCCAAGTTGCGTTAGAATGTTGCTAGTTACTGCCGCCCCCGTTGCTGCCGGGGTGCCAGTGACTACGGCTATGCCGCCAAAGAGTTTGTTGAGCCCTTTGAGCGCATCCTCTACCTCGCTCGCGCTCATGTCGCCATTAAGCACGTCACTCATTCCTTCAATCACAGCGCCAGCACCGGAAGCCATACCGTCGAGTCCGTCAATAAGCGGGTTTGCCCCCTTCTTGTAGCTGAAACCCTGGAGAGCGTAGGAAACCGCAGATTCAAGCGCGGTGCCAACAAGCGGCATTCCAGCCATCGGCCCTACAAGCACATTGGCAAGCCAGTCTTCCCATTCCCACGTTGGATCATCTTCGCCATCATCTGGGTTCAGCATGTCGCGAACCAGTGACTTAATGAGCCAAACAGCAGTTCCCATCACAAGATGGTTAACCATGATTACGCGGCCTGCTTTTTTCCAGTCCCGCTTTCCTGTGCTAGAATCTTTTGCCAGCGCCTCAACTTCAAGCGCGAGCTTTTGACGGCTTTCGCTCAAGAACATGGAAAACAGCTTGGTAAAAGGGTTGCTGGTGAACTCGGTTAGTGACTTGGAGCCAAGCTCTAACGGCTGTAAAACCTTCTGCGCTGTCCTTTCTGTCGCCTGCTCCGCATACTCATGCGCGGCAGCGTCATCAGCGCCGCTAGCCCTGGCTTGCGTATAGTGGGCATCGTATGCTGCCGCCAATGCCACAGCAGAGGCTTTGGCGTCAACGTCTGCCATGGCATCGCCAGCCGCTTGATTTACGTCAAACGATAAGGCGTTAGGCTCGCCGGACTCGGATAGCTTCTTTATCCATGCCGAGGTGATGTTTCCACCTTGCGAAAGCCTGCGCTGAATTGGCGGAGAAGCGATGATTTCGGCTACGGTCTTGACTGATTTTCCGCTCATTACGCGGGCATAGCTTTTCAGCACGTCGCGCATTGGCAACGTTGTATCGAGCGCGGCATTCATTGCGCCAGTGGTATTGACCAGCAGAGTCGAAAGCCTAAATCCAAGCACAGATGCAGATTTAGCGCCAATGCGCTTTCTGATGAAGTCGGAGAATGCACCGTTAAGCTTTGCATCTTGAACACCGCCCATTTCAACAGCTCCAAGCCATCCGTTAAGTTCGTGCATATCGCTTTCGCCGCTCTTGGCTTTGATGGCGTTTTGCACCATGCCACTGTTCAGCACCGACTTGAACTCGCGAACTAGCATGGAATAGGCTTTCCAGTGCTCCACTTGCGGGACGTGCCGAGTAAACACCGTGAATATGTTGTTTGATCCGTTCTCGAAATCGAGCGCCAGCATCGCGGCATGTTTCTTTCTCTGCCTAGTGAAGCCGTTTTGCATCAGCGACCCGCCAGCCGCCCCGCCAAGCTCTGGCGCTAGCGTGTTGCCGTCGTGAGTGAATCGCGCCGGGAAGTAGTTGGGAATGTGCGGGAGGTTGACGCCGTGAAGTTCTGCGTATGCCTTCGAGAGCGGCTTGTGCTCGGCTTCCAGGTAATCAACCATCCAATCCTTAACGCTCAGAATGTCGGGATCAATAGCGCCTTCGATGTCTGCTATACTGTCGTCTGTGTAGGCAGTTTCTCCGCTCACTCGAAGCGCCTGCTTCAAGTCATCTTGAGCGTTGATCGCCAGCACATAAGCGGCCTCAGCTTGCGTTAGTTTAACAACGCCATCAACGCCGTCATGCTCCACAACATCATAAGTCACGGTTGTTTTACGTCCTTTGCGAGAGCCTATGAAATGCGCAATGTCCGCGTCGTCGATTTGCTCTTGCATCTGCTCGCGCTGCATTTTGCTCCACGCCTTGTTAGATGATGCAAGCACATCGCGAGCATCGTCCAGACTCATAGAGTCCTTGCGCACTCTGCGGCCTTCGAGAACTCTAACAGATACGTTGCGCTCGGTTGTCCACTCTCGGAGTAGCTTCGCAGTCATTCGACGCCCTCGCATCGCTTGACCCGGCTTAGACAAGCCTCGCTTCTCCGCGATCTTCAACAGCCTTTCGTGCAGACCTTTTTCAGCGTTTGTGACACCATCGCGATAACGCCCCTCTGCTTTTGTCTGAGCATCTGCGAAATGATCCGAAAGCGTTGATCCTGTGCCGAATACCGATTTCAGTATTTGGCGGAATGAAAAGAGCATCTTGGCCATTTTCCCAAGGCCTCCGCTTTTTCTCGCACCCTTCTGCTGATCGGTATGACGCCCACGGTTGCCAAGCTCTGCAAAAGCCAGCTCTCTAAGCTTTCCATCTGATTCCCTGCGGGCTTCGAGAACGCCCTTCCAGTAATCACGCCCATTGGTGTAAACTTGGTCTAGCATGTCCAAGATTTCCGCCATTTCTTCCGCGCTCTTCTCGTATGTGCCGCCAAAAACCTCCATCGCTGACAGCTCTTGAAGAAGGCGCATCTGCTTTTCTGGATCACCGCCGCCTTGCTTCTTTAGCTCCGCCTCGAAGCTCAGTCTGATTTTGTTGGCTTCATCTTCAACGTCTTCTAGCGGCGTCTCAATCACTCGGTTCACGCGGTCAAAGAATTCGTGCGCATCAGCGCCGAGCTTGCCCTTTGGCTTTTCGCCGCTAGCTCGCTCTGGCTTCGCCTTGTCCAAAAGCTTCTCGATTCGATTGGCGTAGTCGTTGCGAAGATAGCTTTCGAGAAGCGGCCCAATCTTTTCGATGCGGCGCTTGATCTCCGCCGCTCTCGCCTCGTCTGTTGAGCGGCGAACAAGCGCGGACATTCCACCAATCTTTGCGCGTATTGAAGCCGGTAAAACCATCGTCGCGGCCTCAAAAGTTGCCATGTCCAAGAGCAGTGATGCACGGTCAAAGCTCTTCATTGCTGCCGCGTTTTTATCGGCTGCGCTGGTTTCGGCTTTGATCTTCGCAAGGTCAAAGTCAGCACGTAGCTTTGCTAGCTTGGCGTCTGCTCTGCGCTTGATGTTCTCGATTGCAGCCGCTCCCGCCTTTTGCTCCTTGGCTCCGGCTATCTCGAAATCCCTATCTTGCCTAACGCTGTCCATCTCCGCCTCAAGATCGGCTTTCATTGCGGCGATTTCCTCGCCTGGATCAATGGTGTCAGGGATCGTTAGGCCTTCGTATCGCTTGGCTACTCGTTGAATATTTGCGATGGCTGATTTCAGCAGCTTTACGCGCTCCTCTGGGTTGCCAGATAATACCGCTGATAACCTCCGCTCTATCGACTCCATGCGACGCGCCGGAGACAGTGAAAACGAAGACGCTTGCCCCCCTTCAACTGCCGAGGATTTCTCGGTAGTTGCTGGCTTGCCGTTCTCTTCCAGAATGCGCACAAGGCTCTCGTCGAAAATGACGTAGTTGCTTGAGCCTTTGCCATCGGCGCGGCTATTGCCGTCCAGGTAGCGGATGCCAGGGATGCCGAGAGCGGCGAGGCGCTCTGAAGCGGTTTTAGCATCGTCGAACTGCTGTGACAGCTCAAAGTAAAAAACGCCAGCTTGGTCCGGCTGCTCTGGCCTCTCCTTACGAAACTTGGCCGCTTCCTGCCATTCTGGAAGAGACGAAAGCGCAGCTTTCACCTTCTCACTCTGCTCTGACAACGGCTTATCCCAGTCGAGGAAGTCCTCTTCATTTGGTAGGAGTTCGACGGTGTAGAGGTTGCCTGGAGGACTAAGAACTTCAATCCTATCACGAAGCAACTCAAGCGCGGCCATCACTCGTCTGTTCTTGGCCTCACTGCTGTAAGTTGGTGTCCATGATAATCCAGATTCCTGGACCCCTCGAATAGCGTCGCGCTGGTCGGCATCGGTTATCAAATCCACCAGTTCCGCCCACTTTCTTGGCATCTCAACACCATCCAATGTGATAGTCGCATAAGACTCTGGCTTATTAGCCACAAGTTTCCTCTGATAGCTTGCTGCAACACTGCGGCTCTCCGCAAAGTAAAGTCCCCACCCGTAAGCTTGCGCCCCTTCACCCGTGCCAATCTTCGCCGTGGTGAACTTGTCCACCTTGTGCGGCGTGCCGTGGTAAGCAGTAATCGAAAACGTGGCAGGCCCAATGAGCTTTGCCCCATCGGGCATGATGGTTGTCTTTGCGTTCTCGCCTCCAGCCATTTTGTTGGCGTCACCAAATTGGTCAATCATCGCGCCAGCCTCAGACTCAACCGCCCTTGCAAACTTCGAGTCTTCAAGATTCAGCAGGTTATCGACGAACGAAGTCCACGAATCGCCATCCTTTAGCTTTCCGCTTTCCTTGGCCTTCTGCAATGCTCGCACCGTGCCGAGAACACCGCGCAGCCAGCTTTTCACGGATCGCACCCAGGCCCGCATTTTACCAAGAGCTGAAAGGGTTTTTCCGTCTGTTGTGAGTTCCACAGCGGAATTGATGGCACGGGTTAAAGTCCCGGCCTGGAATCCAGTTCGACGCCCGCTCAAGTCGCGCTCCATCACGTCCATCACGGCTAGCTCGATAGCCGTCTCGCGAATCTGCGCACCGTCCGCCTTGCCACTCACAACGTCCTCTAGGCGCTGTCTAAGCGAAAGCGCAGCCGTTGCGTCTTGTCCCGCGATTGAGTCCTTAGCACGCGCCGCTTTCCGCTCTAGTGCATTGAGGTCAATGGCTTTGGCGACGAGCGAGATAGCGCTGGCAACGTCACCTTCGGAAAATGCGCCATTCATCAGGCCGCGCTTGAAGTTACCCTCTAGTCCTTCATGCAACGCCGTCACAACGCCAGCCTGATCGGTTGATTTGTTGATAGTGATGGCCTGCGCAATACGGCCCGCTGCCTCGCCTACGGTTTCACGAAATACCCTGTTCTCGCCGTTGATTTGCACGTCTTCTGCGATGCCTAGCCCTGCTTTTTGAGCGCGAACGGCCTCAAGCTGCTCCCCGCTGGTAATGACCTCGACAGGCTGAATACCTCGCATTCTCACAAGAGCGCCGTCCTTTTCCGCGATGGTGTCAGCGGAAACTGTAACATTGTCAGCAGTGGCGAACAGGCGCGAATCTAGCACAGCGTTGAAGGCATCCGCCTCTTCACCGGTCACGGCCTGCGCAAGGTCTTGCTGGATCGCGTGAGCGCGCGCCGCGCTGTCAGCCTTCACCGTTGTGCCATCGGCTCGCGTAATCGTCCATTGACCATCCTCGCCGCGAGAGATTGAAACACCTGCATTCTCTGCCTCAGCGCTGGCTTCCATCATCGCCTTAGCCTTTTCTCGCTCAAGTGATGAGCTGGCTTTGATGTTGGCTAGCCGCTGCTCTGCCGACTGCTTTTTGTAGGTGTCTTGAATTGCTGCAACGCGCTCCTTTGGGTCTTCTATGGCCACAATTCGCTTTGCTTCATCAGCGCCTAACAGCTTGGCAACTTCGGCCTCGTTACTGGTTAGCGCGGCGACTTTCTCAAAGCTAATCTCTTGGTTGCTGGAAATGCCAGCGCCAACCATCGCAAGCGGCAGAACAGCGACGGCCAAAGCGCCAAGATTTTCAGGTTTTGTCCACGTTGCCCATTCGTCGGCTAACTTGTGTCCTTCGGCTCTGTCTGGAACGCTGTTAAAGATGGCTCCAGCTAGCTCTTGAACCACTGGCGCGGCCATGTCCTGCAACATTTCTTCGCCGAACTCGGTAACGGATCGTCCAGCCGCATTGAGCACAAATCGAGTTGCCCATTTGCTTCCTGGCGCAGCCCCTAGCTTTGCTAACATCTGGCCAATTCCAGGGATTTTATCGACGAACTCGCTCAGGCTTTCCACGGCGGCAGAAAATGCGCCAACGCCATCAGCGGCGGCAAGCGCAGCCGGTCCGCTCCATCCGTTGCGCCTGAAATCTGCATAGGCGTCATCTGAATAACGCGCCACAAGCGCGGCCTGTCCTGCTGGATAACGCGCAGCAAGCATCATCGACATACTCTTAGCGGATGAATCAAGACCACCCTCGATAACATTCCTCCACCATGAGCCATACACCTCTTGAGTCGGGTCAATGATGTTGTTTGCCACTTCGCGAAGATCGCGGGAGACGGTGTTTTCAGCCTCATTTACCTTTGCTGCCAAATCAGCGCCCACAAGCTTGTAACCTTCTACGGCGTGAGTCCTGGCTGATGATAGAGCGCCAGCGGTAATATCAGTAACACCACGGGCCAAGCCTTCGCCGCGCCTTTGAAGAAAACCCATGACACCACTCTTGTCGGCTTTGTCGGCAGTCCTGCCAAGAGCCTGGATGCTAGCAAGCGCCACCTTGTAGGCGTCTGGAGAATCCATGGCGAGCTGAACAAGCTCTGATGTTGGGTCATAGCCACCGGCAAAGCCTTTCCCGTCTTTTACTCCCGTGTCTTGCTGCAACTGGGTGATGATGCTGCGCACTGTGGCGCGATGCGGGCCAAGCATTTCATCAGTTCGCCTTCTCGCCGCCTGCCACAGCTCGAAGTATTTTCCAGCACGCTCAGGTTGCCAGCCTGGATGTGCCTTGGCGGCATCTTGCCAAGCTTGCCACGCTTTGCCTTTGTCGTCGATTAGCGCGGCATCTTGAGCTGCGTGAATCAGTCCACCAGAAATGCGCCCATTTTCATCAGGCTTACCTTCAATGAGCTGGTGTCTTTCGCGATCCTTCAAAACTTCCGGCTTTATCCGCTCCCATAGCTGCTCTGGCTCTGGTGGCACCGCCTCGTTGTGGACTTTGGCGGCATAGTCGCCGGCAAGTAGGTCGTAGCTCTTGCGAGCTTCATCCATCGGCTTTCCGTAGCGCCTAGCAAGAAACATCGTGACGCCCTCTTTTGCCCGAAGGCCATTAGCCGCACCTGGAGTTGCGGCGTCTAGCTGGCTGAAAATAGGGTTTGGCTTGTCCAGCGATCTCAGGTCATCGGCAGCGCCATAGAGCGTTGCTCGCTGCTCTTTGTCCTTGGTCACACGCCACTCATTCAGCAGCGCCGTTGCCTTTGCCTGCTGCTCTGGAGTCCCTTCGTTGAAGTGAGCTTGTAGCGTTGCCGCGTCTTGATCGGTAATCATTTCGTCAGTTCGTCGAATCGTGGTTTGTCACCAACAAGAGTGTTGTCGGGTCCGTCTTGAGTGCCAGTCAGATCGTTAACGCCAAGGCTTCTCAAAATCTCGATCATTTTCACCCTGGCATTTTTCCCCTTTGCCTCTGGTGTCTTGATCCATGCCGCGAGTTGCTTTTCAGCGATGGTAAGCAGCCTTGAGCGCTCTGGAGGTAGTGTTTTGTATGCCGGTGAATATGATTCGTCGGCTTTAACCGTCTCCGGAGCTGAGTCTTTCCACATCCAATCAATGCCAAACAAGGTTTTCACCTCACCCGGCTTTGTAACGTAGCGCTCTGCATTCTTGCGAAGCAATGGCAACCCTGTGGCCGCATCTTTCATGGCGGTCATCTGCTCATGCACAAAAGCCACGGCGTCACCAACTGCGATAGCACTGTCGTTTCCTGGCTGCATTACCTCTGATCGCTTGGCCGTGAGCTTGTCCCGCAACTCCTGCGGAAGAGAATTAATTTCCGTCTCAAACCTTGCTTGCTCAAGCGTATCCTGGAACTCATCGCCAGACGCTGGAGGCTTACCAGCCTTTGCCCACAGCTCGCCAAACTTTGCCTCGTATGCCGCCTGCCTCCGCGCGATGCCTTCCGGCCCCTTGGCTTTGCGCAGCTCTAGTGCCTCCGTGATTTGGGCGCGGTGCCATGGCGTCGCCTGCTTCATGTCCACGCCGAGAGAATCGATTGTTGCGCTGTCCAGCTTGTCAGGCGCAAGCATTTCAACGGCTCGCTGGCCTTCTATCACAGACTTGTTTGCAGCTTGTTCCCTTGCTTGCACCAGTGTCTGTTTAACCTTGGCCTCCATTTCAGGCGGAAGCGTGCGGAATGAGCCCTTGTCAAATTCTTCCAAGCCTTTTGACGGATCGGTTAGAGCCAGCTCTGTTACCTTGTCCAACGTCTGATTTACCGCCCATTTGTGCTCGATCTCATCAAGCGCGGCTCGCTTCATGTTGCTAAAGCTCTTGGCGTCTATTCCCTTTGGAGGCTCGATAGACCATGCCTCTTTGGCTCCAGCAATGTCGCCATTAGCAAGACGATGATCGACCTCAGCGCTGATAGATTTGATTGTGTGATCCGCTTCTTCTATGTCTAGATCAACGCCAAGCTTCATCGCGCTGCCTTCACTTAGCACGCCATCGCCAACCGCCTGTTGAACTTTCTCTCTTGCTCCCGCAAAGTCCTTTTGTTGGCGTAGCGCGTAGATGTGGGCGTTGTAGGTATCTCCGAGAAGCTTAACCGAGCGCTCGCGACTACTTGCCCCAGCGCTGGCAATAAGATGGTGCTTCCAGGCGACATCAGCAGCGGCAATATTGTCGCGAGACTCTGGAGCCAATGGCATTTTCTGCCATGCCTTGGCGTGGTTTTCGGCCTCCTTTTCAACCAGCGCTGGCCATTTCGTTTCGTCCTGCTCTTCTGCAATTTTCTTGGCAATGTCTTCACTTGCCATGGTCCGCATTTGCTCAACCTCAAGCTCGCGGCGTCGGTTAACAACATGCTGCTGCGCGACATAGATGTGATTGGCAGCGGTGCCCATGTCCGCGATACCTTGGCCGATAGCCGCGCCTGATTCAGCCTCAGCAATGAAGCCGCGAGCATCAATCTGAGCGATATTACCGGCGCTTGAAAAGTCATTGTTGACCTGGAATCCGCGCATTGCTTGTGGCGCGAAACCAGCGCCAACGCGAGGCGTCTGCCGAAGTGATGGGGGTTGGATGAATGGCATTAGTAGCGTGCTCCCGTGGTCTGTGGAACTGAGTAAAAACGCGAGTTTGCGCCGGTTGCTGGAGTGGCGCGGAAAGTCGAATAAGCCGAAGTGGCAAGACCTGCCGCACTTGAAAGCAGGTTGCCGGTTGCCTGATTTCGCATCGCTGCGCTTGATGCACGCGCAGAGTAAACGCCCATTGCAGCTTGGCTCATCTGCTGTTGTGCCCTCCCTTGCGCACCGTAGCCTTCGGCCATAGCGCCAATCCCCTTCATCCTGGCCAAGAGCCCGTTGTTTCGCGCCTCGTTGGCTTGGTTGAAGAGCCCTCGACGGTTGATTTCATCCTCGTAACGGATTTGATCGGCCTCTTGTTGGCCTCGCTGCGCAGACTTCACCAGCAGCGTCAAAGGCGAGCCGCTGGTATCGAGCACGCCAGATTTTGCCATCTGCACGCGCTGCGCTGCAATCAATTGCTCGTATTCCTCGCGGCTCTTGCGCGTGTCGTTTTGTGCCGCCTTCGTGCCTACTGCGGCTTGTTGTTCAAGATTGTTCGCGATGGCATCTGCTGATTGCTGCTCTTTCGCCGCCAAGGCCTTATTGATCTTGGCTTGCATCATCGCAAGCGCCCCTTCTTGCCTTGCGCCTTGCGTCTGAGCGCGAGCATTAAGGAGGGCTAACTCGTTTTGTGAGTCCGCTGCTTTGTTGGCAGAGTTGTAGCTCATGCCCATGCCAACCGCTGTCGTAACAAGCGAGGCGATACCAAGACCAATTGCCCACGTCATTTTTGCTTATCCCTTCTGAGTGTGAAATTTTGTCTGTCCGTCGAATCCCTCACGAAACCAAGCGACTTCAAAAAGCGACCGATTGCCGGTATTGTTGAGCACCTAAAAATCGAGTAATCGCCGCGACTGTGAGCAAGCGCTATGCAGCCTTCCAGCGCTGCCTCTAGCGCCTCCCTGGCGTCTTTGATGCCTAGCCCTGGCCGCGTCACAGCGAATTCCAGGAAAGCAACACCGATACCGTAGGAGAGGTAAACGGATAGCATCGCCAGCGTCTTACCGCCACGGCATACCATCACACTGTCTGGCGGCAGCAATGCCTCTGGGAATGGCTCTTTATGCCGCTCAAACCACCACGACGACAGCTCTTGGTAATCACCAAGGCCAGCGCCATACAGACGTAGTTGAAGCGGTTCACGTTCCATAGACGTTAGTGTTGGGAACAACGCTAACGAAATTCAAGGGCAATGGGCCTTCGGCGCGGAAATAGACTTCGCAGCTATCGCGCATACTTGCGGAAGCGGTAAGGCGGAGAATGCCGGTGAAGTCCGGCGAAGGAATAGGCATATCGTAACGCGATGCAGTGGCGGAGTCTGCATACTTCCCGGCGCTGCTGCGGTAGAGCTGCACTGCCACCTGTGGCGTGTGCGTTACCCTGGCCTTCGCGGTGCCGTCTTGCAGCGGAATTTCAAACGGCATGGGCTGCAATTCGCTGGTGAAAGCGAGGCCGATTACCGCGTGAGTGGTGCCAGATGGCAGGCCGCTTACTGTGCTGGTTGACGGTGTAACCGTTGTAACCGTTGGCGCATCAGTGCCAACACGCGAAACGATGGTGCATGGCAGTCCAACAAGATGCCCGCAGCCGGTAATACTGGTGAACGCAGCGCCGGATTTCACAACAGCGGCATCCAGATGATAAAGCGGGTTGCCATTGTATAGACTCGCCCATAACGACGATTCAAGCTTCTCCAGTCTGCGGCGACCGTCTCGCAGCACGATCAGCCAAACATCGTCAGCCGTGGCTGTGTCGCCATAGGTTACACACACGCTTTCAACGGTGCCAGCAGTCTCATGCTTAGCCCAAGCGATAACCTGCTGTTGCCGGTTGTAAGTAACCGACAACAAAGAGCCGTCGTTCATCACAACCCAGATGATGGATTCAGGGTTTTGGCTTACCGCAATGCAGCGAATGCCGCTTGTTGTGAGCGGCTTTGTCAGCTCGCTGAGGTCAACCGCTGCATACGCCTGCGATCCCCACTCGAACGTATATTCTCGAAGCGACATGCCGCCGCGCTGGACGAACAGATGAGCACTATCTATTGGCATTGCGCCAATGCCTTTGGAGCCAAAGCGAGATTGCAGCTTCGCGGTTACGTTGCTCGGAGTAATGCCGGTATCAGCGCCGTCTAAAAGCCACTCGTCGCCGCTCGTGCCAATGAGAATACCGCGCTGTGCTGGCACCATCCATTGGATTGGATTTCCCTGGCTTGATGCGATGGAAATAGATAGCCCGCCATCATCAAGGCCGGTTTCCTGGAAGTTGAACAGATCATTGATTGCGCTGGCAAAAATCTGAGTTGGCGCTCTCGCGATCCCGGCGAAGAATAGGCGCTCTTCAAACACGCAAACGGCAGCAGGGTAGCCCTGGTATTCGTTGAATGCGCCGTGTGCTACGTGAGGCGTTGCGGTGCTGGTTATCAACTGCCAGTCTGGCGAAAGAAGCCCGGCGGTTTCACATTGGCATCCGTTTGATGCGGCATGAGTTGAATACGGGGAAGGCAGGCCAGTGGCATCACCTATCATCGAAATCACCTCCCGCACGCTCGAATCCTCCGAGGTCAGAGAGAAGCGAGGGAAGAATGTGCTTGCGCCATTGCTGGCAACATCAGCGTCGGTCAGCTCTATGCGTATGCGCAACGTCGCATTTGTTTCGGTGCCAGTGGTGTTGAAATTCTGGTCTTTCACAGATCGCCACTGCTTGACGATTTCCCAAACTCCAGTGGTTGTTTGCCTCTCCAAATAAACCGCGCCATCCCAAATGCCCGTGGTGAAGAAAGACCACTTGGTTAGAACTTTTAGGCTGGCCGACACAGCCGAATTAGCGCCAGCAGCAGCGTTGATAGTAACAGTATCGTCAGACCGAAGGTAAGATAATTGTGCAAAGTAATGCTTCATTCCAAAAAGCATTGATGGAATGCCTTCTGGCTTGTTAGGACTAAAAAAGATATATCCGCTGGTTGCGCTGTATGCCGTTGGCGCGGCCTTTGACCCAAGGTGCCTCAGCTCAACCGTAGCCGTTCCCGAAGATCGGGTAACGCGCAGCCTGCAATATTTGAACATGCAGAAGAACTCTTGGCGAAGAACCATGCCGCCGGTTGAGGCATTCGTGATGGTTGCGATGGTCTTCCATGATGCTGGCGATACGCTGTCAGCGCCCTCAACAACAATAGTGCCAGTGAAAGCCGTTGTGCCAGTGTAAAGCCTCCAGGTTGCCGGGAATGGCCCAAACTTGTCAGCGCCAACGCCACCAATGATGGTGTTTGAGCTGGCTGCATACGTGAGAGGGAAAGTCACGCCTTCAGCCAAGTCGCTTGGCTCGTCCAAAGGCTCAAGCGTGGCCATGAATGGCGGGTAATAGCCAGGCTTCGTGACGTAGTTAGGCCATCCCGATTGCGCAGTGCTAGGACAATTTGAAAACGATTCGATTGTCCATGGTTCAGCCGGTGAAGGTAGCCCCGTGCGAGTGATGATGATTGGCGCAAAATTTGGGCTGGCCACGACAACAATGTCGTTCACTTGCGCGAAGGTGTAATTATCAGGGTTTGGCGTTCCTATGATAGCCGGTGAATCAACGCCGCCGCTCCCAAGATTCAGCAGATAGTCACCAGTGAAAACAAGAGCACCGCTATCATCCCAGACATAAAAGGCGGCTCTTGTCTTTCCGTCGAATTCGTATGAGCCGCCAGAGTCCACGTAAGGAGCGCCAAAGCCAAGAACATACCTCGTTGAAGTGTCGAAAGTGAAAGGGACAAGGCGAACATGTCCGCTTGCGCTTGGGTGCAACGAGCTTGTGTCTGCATAGCTTGCGTGCAGCATCGAAGGGCGACGGATCGCAGCGCCGCTCGCAAGAGGAACGTAATTTCGCAGCTTCCGGCAAGACCGGCGAAGCGATTCAAGATCATAGCGACCTTCAAGAAGTGGCGTTACCTCGCCGCCGTTAAACGATGCCTCCAATACTTTCATGTCAGAATCCTCTCCTTGCGTTCATCCAATCGCTATCCCAGCCCCCAGCCATCACGCAGCGCGGGCGACTCTCTCGCGCATCAGGCCCGCTCGCTTCGACGAGAGCGATGCTTGCGCGTTGCTCCAACCGTTCGGACAATCCCTGAGCAGAGGTGATGGCCGTGGCCACTTTTGACGCCAGCGAGAACGTGAAAGCGTCGATAAACAGCGCCTCCCACTTTGACTGGTCTGTGACCTTGGCGACGTAGCGCAAAATTGCGGTTTCGTCATCGGAGTGAATAACCGCTCCCTCCACATCACAAGCCGCTTGTGCGGTGCCTAACTCTCGTTCGTTCAGCTCAAGCCCAAGCAGGTAATCAGCGGGTAAATCGAATGAAGTTGCGTATTCATTCAACGGAGGCGTGAACGTGGTTAGCGTCACCCCGGTAGCCGTAGCCGTAGCCGCAGCGCTCAACACCAGCGTTGTGGAGTTCGTCACGCTGGCAACCTTCGTCCCGGTTGTGATTCCGGCTCCGTCTATTCTATCGCCAGCAGTTACACCCGTCGTGTCAGCAGCAGTTACGCTCGTCGATCCCGTGGTTGTAGCCGCAGAAGTTAGCGAAACTGCATTGTGCTTTGCCAGCGAAACGCGCTTGATGGCAAAATTCCAGTGACGCTTTCTCAGCAGTGCGTCACGCGTGAAATCCCAGTATCTGCGCACAGCCTCGCCGTGTGGCGAAACTTCGTTGTAAGTCACCATGGCAGCTTGGCCCAAATGACCTAGCGCTAGGTTTGCGATTTCAAGCTGTGTCATAAGCAGAAATGAAAAGCGGCGAGCGCTCGTAGAATGAGACGCCCGCCGCTAGTTGTCGGATAATCCACACAAAACCGACAGGTTTAGCAGCCGGGGACGGTGAAGGTCAATTCAACCTCCACAACGGTTGTAGTCGGCAGCGTGCAAAGGCTTGCGCCAGTCGTGATGTAAAGCCTCAGCATGTCCGATGGGTCAACGGCGTAGCTAGTGCCAGCAGTGGCGACGGCGGTAAATGCAGTGGTTGCGGTAAGCGCCGCAATGGTGCCAGTCACGGCGCTAAGTGCCGTAATCGTTCCGTTGCCAGCGCTTGCCTGCTCAGCCGCATTAGCCTTCTTGAGCTGGAATTTCACGTCGGGCGTTCCACTTCCAGAGTAGCGCAGTCGGCACTCTTCAATGACGAGAACCGCCCCTTGCTGCCCAGTTAATGTTCCGAGGTCGAAATAGGAAGCGGTGTCAACCGTGCCTAGACCCGTTACATTGAAACGCGCCATGTCCTTCTTTAGCGTGCGCTGATCGTTGTTCACGACAGAGCGACGATTGTTTGCCTCAACAATTGTTTGTTCGGCAGATTTACCAATAGAAATAGCCATAAGTTGTCAGTTCCTCCGTTGTTGGGTTAGATGGCTAGAGGCAAGTCGAGCACTAGCTCGTCAAGCTCGCGGAAGCAGCCGAATTCGGCATATCCGCTGATGGTGATGGCGTGACGATTCTCAGCGTCGCCTTCGTCAATCTTCATTTCGGGAGCCGCTAGAGGCTTCCAGCAGAAGGCGCGTTTGCAGAAAGCAACAGCGTGACGAACAGAGCCAACGGTTGTGAGGTTGGTTGTTTGGAGCACATTGAAGCCCATCAGCTTCGCATCGCGTTGGCCGGACTCGTATTTAGCATACCAATCAAGCGTCATCTTTGCCCAAGACTCATTAGGCGCAAGCTCGGCTGATAGCAGCAAGCTATCCTTGTCGTCTGGGTGAATGGCCAAAACCAGCTCTTCGCGATCAAGGTCAACATTCAAGCCTTCAAAGATGCGCTTAGCACGAAGCACTTTCCACAGGTGAAGACCAGAGTTTGAGCCGAGTGCAGCCCCAGGCTTAACGTAGTTGATCGGAACCACCTGATCGCTTGGGAAGCTGATTACATCCATGTGAGGATGAGGGCCGCCGCGAGCATCAGCGAGAGCGGCTTTGATGGCGAGTTGATCGCGAAGGCGAGCGAGTCCATGCTTGGCGTCTTCAATGACGTGACCCGTAGGAAGAGCCAGCGTATCGAGACGGCCCTTGTCAGCGCGATCAAACTTGATCGGCTTCATGTCCATTCGATCAACAATGCCAGTGCGGAAACCTGCGACGAATTCGCCAGCGGTATTGCCACCGAAGCGGGCGTTGTTGACAAGCCATTCAACTTTTGTGCGTTGACGCTTGGTGTAAATGTCAGCCGTCCAAGCGGCGTCAACATTTGTGTATTGAGCAAACTTAGAATCCATTTGCTGCACTGCTGCTGCAAAGGCATCCTGGAATTGCTGTCTTGTATGCTGCGGAATTGTTTGGTTTGGCGCGAAGCCGTTAGGAGCTGCCATAGGAAGAGAGGGGGAAATCCCGCGTGTTTGCGCGGAGCTATTCAACTCGCTGCTTCTTCGGTAAGCCCGGTATCGGGGCCTCTGTCGCCTGCGGTGCCTTTGCGGGTAAGTCCAACAAGGAGCCCGGCACAACAAAGCCGTGAGGACTCCCCCACGGCCTTGCAACTTCTTTTTTTTGCGATGTTACGCGATGGCTTGCTTGTAGGCTTCGTTGTAGCGATTCACCGTCTCCGGGTCTTGCCTTGAGAGTAAATCGAAGTCACGACGTAGAACCGAGCCCTCTGGAGCCTTCGAGCCCTCGCTCATAACGGCCTTCCAGTGCTCAACGGTATTCGATCCGCTGACGACTTTGGATGAGCCTACGACGCGATCTTCACCAAGAGCCTTGGCCACAAAAGCCGCAAACTCCAGCGAGTCAGCGCCCCAGAACTCAGGCGATTGTGGATCAAAAGCACCCTTGCTGATTACCGCTTTCATGGTGTCTGGGATGCCTTTGACGTTAGCCAGGGCATTGGCTGCACTCACAGCTTGGCCAATGTTTTCACCAAAGCGCTTTGAGAGTGTTTCTTTTTCAAGGGCAATGCCCTTTTCGATTTCTGCGCGAGTCATCGCGGCAGCTTCGCCAACGTATGCCGTCTGGAATTCAGCAAGGCCTTTTACCTGCGCTGGAGTGAGGCCCAACTTGTGCGCGGTCTCAGTGAACTTTGCAATGTGCTGATCGTCCCAAGCTACGCCATCAGGTAGCTTTTCAGGCTTGACCAAGCCGTAACCGTCTGGTTTGTCAGGAACGCCTAGCGCACGCTGGAAAGCTGCAATGTCTTCTGGTTTTGCGTCTTGCCCCGGCACTCTTACCATGCCGTCCGTCTTGGCTCGAGCAGCCGTCATCTGATCCTTGATGAATTTCGACAACGGAGCCGGTGCCTTGTCCAGCCATTGGGCGGGATCATTGAGCTTGGCGCTTTCGCCTTCGCCAATAACTGCGAGCGAATGCCAAGGCGTGTCGTTTGCTGGAGGAGAGCCGCCGCCTGATGGTGGAGCGCCTAACTCTGGCTCTCTTAGAAGGTTGTGGATGATGTTGAACATGGTGGATTATTGGTTGTTCTTCTGTGCTTCTTTCGCCTGCTTCCAAGCCTTCCAAGCTGGTGTTTCATCCCCCAAGCTCGGATCGCGCGGAGGCTCGCCCGGCTCAAGCCATTGCCATTCGGTGCCGTAGGGAACGCGTGTTTTACCGGCGTTTGGAGAAGCTGTTAGCGTCTCGGTTTCGGTTGCTTCTTGTGCATCTCCTGCACCGCCTGCGCTTTTTTCTAGCTCCTGCACCGCCTGCTCTGCCTCAAGTCTCCTGCGCTCTCTTTCTTCTTTGCTTATATTAGCCATGGTTTTAGTCCTGTGGTTTTGGTGTGGTTGCCCGAGTAATCGGAAGATTTGAACCTCTGAGCAAAAGTGAAACGACTTCCTGGCGTCCGGCTATAACCATAGGATCGCCGTGAATCGTGAACGGGTTAGCCATTGGAACGCAGGCGGCACACAAGGCCTCCATCACTCGTTTTCCTGGCTCTGTGGCGAATGTGGCGCGGCAGTCAGCAGCGAAGTCTGCCGCCTCTTGGTCTGTCCTGAAAAGGATGGCTTCGAGCTGTGGCGTCATGCGGCCTCCCTCATTCCCATTGCACCAGCCGCTTGTTTCACGATCTCAGGATTTTTTGCGGCTTCAAGCATCATAGCCTGCTGTTCTCTCGCCTGCGCGGCCTGCTCTCTAGCCTTGCGCAGCGCATCGCGTGTATCTTCCGGCACGATGTAATCGGCTGGCAATCCTCGACCTCTTCCAAGATCGCGGAAAGCCCGATCAACGTCCAGGTTATCGAGAACAGGTATCCCAGCTTCTGCAAGCGGCCCAAAAATGCCAAGCAACGTTTGCAGCCCTTGTTCTTTGGCGGACTGCATGGCCTGCGACATGCGGTTATTCTGCGCAACGCGAGGGAAGAGAATCATGTCACGCCCAAGCGCATCCTTAACGAATGCCTCACGTGGCGCTCGTGGTAGCTTGTTGCCGCGATAAAGCAGCATGAAAACTCGCTCCACAATGGGATTGATTAGCTCAGTCGTGAGGCTGGTGAAAGCGGGAGAGAAGCCTAGCACCTGTTCAGCTTGAATGGCTAAGACGTGCGGGATATTCATATCGCCCTTGCGATCCTCGAAAGCCCTGAAAAGCCTGTAATGGAAAGCCCTTCTTACCGCCTCTTCTTTGCGCTCAATCAAGTTGAGACCAACGTTAAAATTACCGCCTGTCAGCCACTCATAAGGGTTGCTGTCCTTGCTGATGCCACCAGGAGTAATGCCACCAGGGCGCAAGTCTGGAACTCCCTGGAATCCCTGTGGAACAACAATGCGCGGATTTAGCGTTGTCTCGGCAAGCCCTCCCATGATTCGCTCCAGGTAATTCACGCCTCTGATTTCCGCCAATGCCTGCATTGCTGGTGAAACGCCATAAGCGCTGCTCTCTGACCATCGCAGGTATCGGGTAATGAACGAGGGCAACTCGTTATATCCCGATTCCTTGCACACGGTTTTGCTATCAATGTGCAACCACATTGATGCAATGGGCATAGACATTGGCCCCGCTTCCGTGCGCTCCTTTTCTGGCCGTGGCCTCAGGCAATGAAGAAAGCGAAACTTCTCGTTTGGCTTGTTGCCATTGAGCGCCGTCGCAACCTGCGGGGGGAGGTTGGTAAATTCCTCGCTGGCTTGCTGCGCGGTGCGCTCAATCTCGCGAAACACGGTGTCAACGTAGCCTTCCGCATTCTCACAGAAGACAAAACTGCCAACATCCCACGTCCTGAAATTCAACCCTCTCGATCCATCTTCACACCACAAGCCGCTTATGCCGAAAGTGGAGCTATCCAGCATTGCCTCATGGGCGCGAGTGTAGAAATTCGAGCCAAGCAAAGCCGCGAGGATAATATCAGTGCAAGCGGTAAGCCACTCTTCCACGGCGTCATTGCCCTCTTGCGCCGTTGCCGGCTTGAGATTTATCCAACGCCCGGAGCTTGGCATAATCCATTCCATGCAGCCTGATGCGAGCACGGCGTTAGCGTCAACGGCCACATCGTTTAGCAACGCGTAATCCGTGGATGGCGCTTGCCCTGGCAACGTGCCGCTTTGGCTGGTGCTGGTTATCGTGCTGGAAAGCTTTCGCGTGAGGCAATATTGCCCGCATTGCATCCATAGCGAATACATGCTGGACGCCTCAGAGCGCAGCCGCTCGTTTAGCTGTATGAGTTCGGTTGGCGTCATCTTGGTTGAGTCCTTATCACCGACTACGCAGCTTGCAGTGAAGCGCCACCAAGCGCCGCTGCCCCGCCGAGTCGAGTATTGCTCCCGGCGTAGGTTGTGCGGTCAAAGCCAAAGCGACGCGTTTTCTTCCGTCGCTCCATTATCCCGACATCATCCACTTCTTTGGTTGTCAGTGTAGGCGGCGCAGGCGGTGGAATGACTTCGGGCTCAATCGTCGGCACGTCTTGCGCTTGTTCCTTCATCATCTTCATCTGCGTCAGAAAGTTTTTCTGGCTTTGACGACGCGAAAGCTGCGATTCTCTGACTGCTGCGGAATTGTCTGGCGATTTCATGGCGTAAAATTCTCTCGGCTTCCACCCAACGGGGCAAACCGTGACGGGCAAAAGCAAGCCACATTTTGGGCGACGGCAGGAAGCTCATCACCTCCGCAAGATCGCCCGCCACCATCCAAATAAACCAGGTATCCCCGCTTGGGTCGCTTTGGGTTATGTCGGCTTGTCTAGCCACGTCATCGCGCCAGCTTGAATCAATTGGGCGAGCCATGCCAAATCCTGTCGGAGTGCTCACAACGTAACCGTGCTGGAGATGCAATGACACATCACGCGTAAAGTCGTTGTATCCATTGGCTTGATAGGCGGCATAGGCCATCAGGTATGCGCTCATGCTACCAAGTGCCGGTTGCTAAGATCGCGCGTTGCTGTGTGGCAAAAGAAACGGTGCTGCGATTGCCGGGGATCAACCCAAGCTTGTCAGCCTCCCCCATCGTCCGCACGCCGTCCGCTATGTGACTCGCCCAAGTATGCAGCGGCTTGTTTACTGTAACACCGCGAGAAGTATCAGGTGCCGACTCGTAAGCCTTCAATCCCTTAATTCCAATGTCACAAGCAGGCGTCGAAAACTCGAACGAATTGAAGATGGCTTGCACCGCGTTAATGCCTAGCCACACATCAGAGATAGGCGGAACAACCACGATGTTTTTAAGCCCGGCCTCCCTGGCTTCTGTGGCGAACGTGTGACCTGTCCTGGCTGTCTGATTGGCGTCATGGGGGAAGAAATGCGAGCCGAAGTCGTAACCCAGCGAATTCATGTGCGCCACCCGCTGAGCAAGAGTTAGGTTAAGCCCATAGTCGCAGCGCAGCCAACGCCAGCGGCCAAATGGCAAGCGCTGCCCATACCAAACCACGGTGTTGAGTGGCCCGCCCAAATCCCAGAAAGTATGCACAGGCGAATTTCCATCGACCGGGAAACCTCCAATTCTGCCTTCAATCATGGCCTTGGTCATTTCATGGCCGTAGATCGCCGCTTCATTGGTTGCGCTGAAATCGCAGTAAAACTCTTGCCTTATGAGAGCATCGCTCATCCCTGAGCGCCGTTCCTCTTCAATGTCGGCTTGCGTGATGGCTCCAGTGGTTTCGCAACTCAACACTTGCGTAAACCACGTTGGATTTGTCACATTGCACTTCAACAACTCGTGCAAGTGATTCTCTCCGCGAGGAGTGCCGTTGAACCAAGCAAAGCCGCCGTTCTCGGCAAGAATGGGGCGCGTCAAATCCCACGCCAAAGGGTTTTGGTTTTGATACTCGGAGAAGACAACGCCAGCGTAATTACCGCCAACAACATCAAGGTTCTCGGTCCCCAAAATCTGAATGGTGGAGCCGTTGATAAGCTCTACCATCATTTCTGTCTGGTTTGGCGGCTTGATGAGAATGCCCTTTGGAATGTGGTCAATGACCCGCATTCCGGCTTTCACATCAACATTCTTCCAGAGCGCCTTTCGTCCAAGCTTGGCCGTTGGGAAGTAGTAGGCGTAGTTGCCCATCTGCTCGATTGCGCGGCAAATGATCTTGTTGAAGCAAAGTTTATCCTTGCCGCCTCGACGGTGCCACACAAGAAGCACGCGCTTACGACCATCCATGGCACGCCATGCCTCTAGCTGGTAGTCTCGCGGAGTGTAGAGGTGTGGAAGCTCTATTCTTTGGCTCTGCATTGGCTCACAGCGCGAACCAACGCAGGCACAGTCAAGGCAATAGCTGCTAGTGCTTCACCAGCACAATCTCAATCTTGCCTTCAACTTTCTCAGGCTTGTCCCATCCCTCCATCTTCGCAGCTTGGGCAACGGCAGAGACTCGCGCCGCCCCTGATTCGCCATTCTTGGCCACATCGTAAAGCACCTCCAGCGCATCGCGTCGGCTTAGAATTGTCCCTTCTGCGGCCCGTGACTTGATCCACTCGACGCGAGCCAGAACGTCAACATTTGTTGCCAGCCTGCTGGCCGCTTGCCTGTTATCATTGTATCCGGCTGCAACA